ATATGCCGCATCCGTAGCTTGAGCAAAGCTGTTCATTTTAATATCATCATCTGCCATAATATTCTCACATTTAAGGGGCAAGAGATAAGGCAGAGAAATAAGATAGTAGAATACAACTATTTAAAGAAAGAAATTATATAACATTAATACTTAATTTGATTGAGGAAGACAGTCCGTTTTTGATGGCATATTTACCAAGTCCGGTGTTATAAATACAGATTTTATCAGGTACATCACTGCTTGAGAAAACATTATTTCCTATAATATAAGTAGAACTCCATCCCAATAAAACCATACATCCAACGCCTCCACTTGATGTATAGTAAATAAATAGGGTATTGTATGCACCTACATTTAAAGGATAAACCTCTCCTGCTTCAAAATAGACTTCGAATTGATTTCGTTTCGGTAATGCTTTTGCCACCTCTGTCAACGTCGGACTAATACTGTTGCCGTTTTTATCCAGTCCACGTAACCGTGCTGGTATTCCACCACTCATTGCATTTTCTTTAATATCTTCTGCCATACCTTGTACGTTTAAGGGGCATCACCTATACACCACTTCCACACCCATTCTCTTCAAATGCGCATCCAGTGTTTTTATATTACAATTAAAGTATCGGGAGATGAAGACTTTACTTTTCCCTTGTCTTAGCAATTTTATGATTTCCTTTTCGTGCGGAAAAAGCAAATGGTGATGGTGGCGAATAGACTTGAGTTTTTCCTTGTTCTCCTCAAGTATGGCAGGCTTGTCTACATCAACAATAATACCCTTTTCTCTAAGTGTATCTGCCTCCATCACTCGGTGGCGATATTGGTAAGCGGCTGCTTGGTATTCCACATGTGGTGCTCTGTCGGTTTGGATTCTTTTCTTGATGATAATCTTTCGCTTCTTTCTTCTCTGGGGAACGGCTCTTTTTTCTGTGGGGATGTCTTTGGGCTTTCGTGGATGTGGAGTATAGTTTTTTATTATCAGTCCTTCTCTTTCGAGATGCTTGTCAAGGGTGCTGTATTGGCACTTGACTTTCCGGCAGATGGCTGCTTTGCTGTATCCGTATTCGACCATAGTGCGTATAAGGTCCTTGTGTTTGTCGAGCTTGTGCCGGGAGTTTGTCCCTCCGGTTTTCCTTCCGAGTTTCATTCCAAGCGATTTTTTCCTTGCCAACGCTTCTTTCGTGCGTTGTGAGATAAGGCTGCGTTCTATTTCACTCGCCAACGAGAATGCAAATGCAATTACGTGGCTTTGTAGATTATCGCACAGTTCAAAGCCTTCCTTAACGGTTATTACTCGGATTTTCTTCTTCATCAAGTTGTCGAGAATGGACATAACCTCCAGCAACCGTCTGCCTAATCTGGATATTTCCGAGGCTATAAGGGTATCGTCCTTCTTCATCTTCTTTAGTAATGTCCCAAGCTTTCTCTTGTCCACATCTTTCATTCCGCTTATCGTTTCCTCGATGTATTGGTCTACATCTATTTGCCTTTTCCTGCAATAATTCTCTATCTCGAACCGCTGGTTTTCTACTGTCTGCTTGTCTGTGCTTACCCTAATGTATGCGTAAATCATCTTTTTTTTCTTATAAAGATAACTAAAAACGAACCTTCTGCAAAAGGTTTGTTTTGTGAGTTCTGAAAATTGCCTCTTTTGCTTTTTTAAAAGTAGATTTGTCAGAAAAAGGAATAAACATCATGTTATTAGACAGAATATTAGTATATTTGCAGTACCCGTATGAAGATGTACGGCACCGTAACTATGTACTTGTATTTGTCTGATATATATCAAAGCCTCTGAGCTGATGTTTTTTTTGCATCCGGCTCGGGGGCTTTTGTTGTTTTTGACAGACAAAATTTTGGTTAGTTTGAAAATAGGGTAATTGATAGTATTTAAAAGTCAACATAAAAGCAGGTAATATGACAGATTTAGTTTTTAAAGGTCAGAATGGCCAAGTTTTAACCAATAGCCTTTTGGTGGCTGAGAAGTTTGGGAAAGAGCATAGCGATGTATTGAAATCTATTGATGCTTTAGTAAATAAAATCTCTGAAAATCAATGCAAAGGATATTTTGCGGATTCATCAATAGAGGTACCACAGCCCAATGGCGGCATACGATATTCCCGTATTGTTGTTATGAATCGCGATGGGTTCACTCTGCTTGTAATGGGATTCACGGGTAAAAGAGCTATGAATTTTAAAATTGAGTACATCGAAGCTTTTAATGCAATGGAGAAGAAGCTAAAAGCATTGTCTGCACCTCAGACTTATGCAGAAGCATTGCGAAGACTGGCAGATGAAGTAGAGGAGAAAGAAAGAACAAAGGCACTTCTTGAACAGAAGACTGAGCAGCTTGACGAATCCAAGGAGTGGTACAGTATCAAGCGTTGGGCAAAGGAGCATAACATGAACTGGCGCTCCATCAACTGGCGAAAGATGAAAGCTTTGTCTTATGGGCTGGGATATGAGATTAAGAAGATATTTGACGCCAACTACGGACGGGTGAATATCTATCATGTCAATGTGTTTAAAACCTACTTCCAGTGAAAGAGAACATGATAACCCAGAGCATCCCCGGGGGGTTCTCCGTAATAGCGAGCGGATTTATAATGGAATCCCTTGAACACATGATACCGTGGCTCATAGTCTCGTTTTCAGTAGTCGTGTGTGACTTGGCTTTCGGAATAAGGAAAAGTCTGCTGATGAAAGAAGAGGTGCGGTTTTCCAGTGCCATACGCAGGACGATGGGAAAGATGGTGACGTACTTCGCATTTACATGTATGGTCGTTATGATAAACATCGCTTCCGGCAGCAAATGGAATATAGATGTGTATTCATGCCTGCTTGTTTGTTTCATTGAGTTCTGCTCGATTATCAGTAATATCCTTACGCCGAAAGGCTACAGCTTCAACATGCTAAAGGCGCTGGGGCTGTTCGGGAAAAAGATGCTTGATGTTGACAAGGAGGAGATGAGTGGAATAATAACTAAAGATAAGGAGGAAAACAAAAATGGCTGATGTGAATAAACTTGCACCGTTCATTCTCAAATGGGAAGGCGGTTTCGTGAATGACCCGGCAGACCTTGGAGGTGTAACGAATATAGGTGTGACTATAGGTACGTGGAAGTCATGCGGCTATGACAAGGACGATGACGGTGATATAGACGTGGATGACTTGCATCTGTTAACTCGTGAGGATGTTGTTAATCGGGTACTAAAGCCGCATTATTGGGACAGATGGAAAGCTGACGATATTAAATCGCAATCAGTTGCTAATATATTGGTCGATTGGGTGTGGGCATCCGGTGCGCATGGTATCAAGATACCTCAACGCTTGCTTGGTGTTTCTGTAGATGGCATTGTTGGACCTAAGACACTTGCTGCGGTGAATGCCAGGAATCCTCGTGAGTTGTTCGACATGATTAAGATTGCACGGTTCGACTTCATTGAGGATATATGCAGGAAACGTCCGGCTAACAACAAGTTCAAACGGGGATGGATGAATCGGATTAACGATTTGATGTTCGAATCGTAGTTAATAACATTAAAACATAGAATTTATGAAAAGGTTCATTGAACATATGCGTTTGTCTGAGTTCAGAAGGCTTTCTTTCTGGCTTGCCGTCGGTTTGTCCGCTATGCTGTGGAGTATACTGCTTTCCTCATGCGAGAGCATAAAGTATGTCCCGGTGGAGACGGTGCGTACAGACAGCGTGTATAATACCGTTTACCAGCGTGACAGCATCTATATGCGTGACAGCGTATATGTACTTGACAAGGGTGATACCGTCTATCAATTCAGGTATAAGTATCTGTTTGTGGATAAAGTCAAGCATGACACTCTCTATATAGAGAGGACAGACAGCGTCCAGATACCTTATCCGGTTGAGAAGGAGTTGACCCGATGGCAGTCCTTCAAGCAGGAAGTGGGAGGTTTTGCTATTGCTACCATAGTAGTGGTACTACTGATAGTTTTTGGAAAAATGGTTTATAAACTTAAGAAAGGAGGCTGATATGACTTAGCGTTATCATCTGGGCGAGTAGAAGCGCCCATAGGAAAACTTATCGTACAGATGCGCTCTTTTCGGGGCTTAGAGTAAAAAGAAAGCCCCCAACGCTCAAATAATTATTGCCACATAAAAATTTGAAAAAGCATAAGATACCGCACGTTGGAGGCTTAATATCTTCAACACGGTATCTTGTGCTTTGTTCATGTATATATCAAGTTTTATGTGGCAGGGCAAAGATACGGATAAAAATCTGAAAAATCATGTGCAAGTCAGAAATCTTTGCCGAAACAATCAATCTCGTATCACAAGAAACCGAAATTCCGGCTGAGCGCATCTTGTCTCCGGACAAGGATACGGAAACGGTCGACGCCCGTTATCTCCTTGTATCCCTCCTTGCTGACAGAGGAATGTACCCTTCACAGATAGCGGTTCATATCCACAAGACAAAGCGTGCGGTGAATTACATGATTTCCAATTTCCGTGAGCGCATGGAAGGTGGGAAAATGTTGAGAATATATTGGGAAAACATTAGGAAATCGTTGGGAAACAACTGATTCACATACCGGTATTAAGTATATACTTTTGTGGTGCGGTTGATATTGACCGTGATAACAAAAGTATAAATCTCTATGGAAAGAACGTACGTTTTTAACCAGGACGGTGGAGCTGGTTCAAGCAACGGGCTGCTTGCATCCATTCTCCCCTCCCTGCAGAACAGAGGAATTGACACCGGCTATCTGATGGGCCTCATGGGAGGCAACGGCAACGGTGGTTTCTTCGGCAACAATGGTGGCTTCCAGGACATCATTGCGCTTATCGTGATTGCCGCCATTTTCGGCAACGGGAACTTCGGATTCGGAGGCAACAACCAGGGCAACTCAGCCGAGCGTGAGATGATTATGTCAGCAATCCAACGCAACGGCATTGACCTGAACCAGCTGGCTGGCTCCATCAACTGCTCTGTCGGACAGATTGAATCCGCTATCAATGCGGTTTCTACCCAGCTCTGCAACATTGGCAGCCAAATTGGTATGAGCAGCCAGCAAATCATCAACAGCATCCAGGCTGGCAATTCCGCTCTTGCAACCCAGTTGGCAGACTGCTGCTGCAAAACGCAGAACGCCATCACCACAATGGGCTACGAGAACCAGCTCGCAATGTGCAACCAGACCAATACTCTGGTAAACACGGCCAACCAGAACACATTGTCCTTGCGTGACGGTGCGACGGCCAATACCCAGGCCATCATCGCCAAGCTGGATGCCATGCAGAACCAGGCATTGCAGGACAAGATTGCATCTCTCACGGCAGAGAAGGCTACTTTGACAGCCGAAATATCCCAACGTAACCAGAATGCCACCATTCTGAATGCCGTAGGCCAGCAGATTGCTCCTTTGGCTGCCGGATTGCAGGCATTGCAGTCGGATGTCGACGGTATCAAATGCAAGTTGCCCAATACTGTTCCGGTGCAATACCCGAACATTGTCGGCGTAAACCTTGACACATACCGTGCTGCCGCTTTCGGCGCTTATGCCGGTGATGCCGCATACGGTCGTGGCGGTTACGGATGCGGTTGCAATAACTACTGGGGTTAATCCCGGTAAGAAAGGAGGTAATTATGTGGCCTAACTTTTTTACTGGATTCCCTTTTCAGTTTCCCTCCCTCGGAAGAGTGAATTACAACACTCTCCCTACGGTGGCTGTAACGGTCGGTACTGAGAATGTCACTTTGGAGTTGCCCAATCATGCGTTCCGTAACCGGGACTATGTGGGCGGTTTCTATGTCAGTCTCCGTCAGGCGATACCTGCAGGAACGACGGCTACTCTGCCGATACTTATAGGGACCAATGGGGACACGAGACCGTTGCTGGCTTACAATAATGAGCCGGTTACAGTCGGTAATCTTGCCGGAACCGGTATCTACGAAATCCACTATAACAAGTACACCAATGAGCTGTTTCTTGTCAATGGCGGGTATCGTCCGACAACAACAACGGCTCCGACAGCCGAAACAATCGCTCAGAAGAGCAAGTAGTTAACATGGAGCCTTGTGGTTATTCGGAAAATCCGGATAGCCACACTCCTTTAAAATCAAACCATTATGTTTCAATCACTTCGAACCAATAACCAACTGTATATACTTCATAAGGATGCCAATCCGTTTATCGAATACGGCCCGGTAGTCAGCGTTTCCGCTCCCAAGCCGAAATATCCCATGCCCACTCCTATGGGACAAATGCCTCAAATGGAGATGGTGGTGGATGTCGTTGTCTGTATCAACGGTCAGAACACGACTTTCCAAAATCTTCCTGCCGGTATGGATATAGCCGATTTCGGACAGAACGGGAATATTGTGGTATCGTGCTCACGTGATGCGATGAACAATGAGGTCGCTTCCATGAAACAGAAGAGCATAGACATAATCAACAGCATGGACTTCCATAATTCCGTCATTGCGGGATGTGACAAGATGCTTACGCTGCTAAATCCCGAATTTGCGGAGAAGCAACGTCAGGAGCAGGAAATATCCTCTCTGAAAGGGCAGATGGCAGAGATGAGCAAGAATATGTCTGACCTTATGGATTTGAACAAACGGCTTATGGAACAGCTCGGAGTGGGCGAAACATCCAAAACAAAGAAATAATATGGGAATGTGGACTATAATGGAGGAAGGACGCGGTGAATACGACCGTGACTTCGGAATGAGAAGCGGAAACCCGATGGAGGAAGCCTACAAGGAAGGATGCCGCCACGGTTACGAGAAAGCCATGCGCGAGATGCAGGGCGGTGAAATGGGCTACCGCAATGGCGGCGGCTCCCGTAGTGGAGGTTATAGCGGCTCTGATATGGGCGAACGCCGCATGCCGGGGTATTTCCCGGAATATCCTATGTACGGTGAGCGTCATGGAATGCCGCCCTACGATGACGAGATGGGCGAACGCAGACGCAGACGCGCCAACGGTGAGTTTTATTGATAATGGAGGGGTGGAATGCCCCTCTTTTTCTAAATCTGAATAATTATGGGACAAAGACTGGATATTTACGATAGATTTCCCTCCGGCATGGAGGCATACCTCTCGCAGTATGGATGGCATTTCAGCAAGAAGATGTGCGACTGGGCTGTATCCTGCATGAAGGTGGAGAATAAAAGTACCGGCAAGAAGGAAAGGCTTGAGCCAATCAGCAAGGAACAGTTGGATGAGCTTCTGAAAAAATATAATATCAAGCTGGATAAAGATGCCGGCTACGACAGTTTGTACGTGGCCAACATGGGAAAGTCGGATTACTACAAGAGCTCCATTGCGGATGAAGCGCACCTTGCACTGTTCATCAAGGACTACATTGATGACGTGGACGCTTACAAAGGAATGCCTTTCACCCGGTTCTATGCGGACTGCATAGGTTCTGGCAATCCGATTATATGGTCTGAAATGATGTAGGATATGATAGTGCAGGATTTCTACATACCCAAATATGATTGGGAGGTGCGTGTGTATTATGCGGTTGACTGCTACTATACCGGCAGAATCATTGCAGACCTGCGCCGTGTCGGTTGCAGGGGAGCAGACCTGATGGACGCTTTCAGGAACATGCGCTCCTGCAGCCTGAATACCGGCATAACCTATTCCAATGTAAGGGACAGACAAACCGTCATGGTGATAGCCCTTACTTCCTCGCCGGACGAGTTTCAGAATTCATGGGACCATGAGAAGGGGCATCTCTGCCGTCACATATCCAAGGCTTTTGGGATTGACCCATACGGTGAGGAAGCGCAGTACCTTTCCGGCGAGGTTGGGCAGAAGATGTTCCCGATAGCGAAGAGATTCTTGTGCGAGCATTGCAGGAAGGGACTGAAAAGACCGTAGTAGGGGAAGAGCGCTCTTTGACTTGTTGGAATTACCGCTAAAATGTGATTTTTAGACTAAATAACGCCTAAAAACGCTAAAAAGGGATGTAATATGATGCAATTTCATCAGAAAATGCCATATTTGCACCGTTAAACGATTTGCGCAATGGTATTAAAAAGTACAGACTATGCCCGATTGATTCAGTATGCAGCCCAAAAACTGCATATGGTACGTTTGAACAAAACTCAAATCAATAAGATTTTGTTCTATGTGTATGGTGTGTACTATGCGGAGACTGACCGATTATTGTTTGAGGACGATTCTCCCAAGGCATGGCCTTATGGCCCGGTATTCCCAATTGTGAATAAAAAGATAAATCCTGATGAAATTGTCACTTCCTTTCCTAAAGATGTGTTGTTCGAATTTAACAAGCATTCTAAGGCGCTGGAATTGGTAAAGACCGCGGTTGACGCAATGTATAACATGAGTGCATTATCATTAACCCAATGGTCTCATCAAGAAGGCTCTCCTTGGTATGACACACTCTATATAAAAAATAAAAATGGGGATATTTCCGAGCAAAAAAAATGGAATACTCCTATTTCCAAGGAACTGATTAAGACTTATTTCCAGAAACCTCAAAATAGGATAAAATAATGAAAGGCTCAAACGACAGCTCTAGTCTTTTTGATTCTATATTCGGAACCGGGAAACCTATTAAATGGTATCATTACTTAATCCACTTAGGACATTATATTCCATATTGGATTAAATTTTTCTTTTCAGAGCCATTCAAGGAAAAAAAGAAAGACCTTAATCTTCTTGATACAGTCCAATCCTTGTTGGAGTCAGAAACAACAGACGCAAATATTAAGAAGAGTAAGGAGCTGATTCATTTACATCGCATAGTTGAAAATACGAAAGCAAGAAGGAGGCTTGAAAAGTGGTCCTTGAGAGTAATTGCTGTGTATCTTTTTATAGTGTTATGTATTGTATTGGCAAGCTATGTGTCAATACCGGCAGTCAACCCATATTTTCGTATAATCATTCCGAATCCTATAATGATAACCATTCTTTCTACCACGACCGTTAATATAATCGGTCTCGGATTGATTGTTTTAAGGGGACATTTCTTGGCAAATGACAAATCAAACGAAGTAAATGAAAACCACGGGTAGAAGATACATATTATATCCTTGTCATACGTTTACCCTTCAATGATTGTGGGTATGCCCAACACAAGGATATTTATTCTCAATTGAGATTTCAAGGCGGTGATTCCAACGTTTCACCGCCTTTTTTTGTGTCCGGGCGGTATCCAAGTTCGGGCATTTTGAGGATATATGAAATAATGCGAATGAGAAGTGACGCTTTGGACATATTGCTTGAGCAGGCTGACGACCGTTACTATTCTGATTTCTGCCGTCTTCTGCTGGTCATGCTATGGAACGCATAGAGCGTGTCCTTGACTGGCTGGTGCCTATCGCTGTAATAGTGAGGGTGATATTGTTGTGTCTGTAGGTGTGAACTTGATAGGTCCTTGAACTAATCTACCCTTTGTCTATCAACCCGTACTTCCTTATGTAAGTGCTTATGGTGGAAGCCGCCACGCCCATCTCATAGGCAATGTCCTTGGACTTCATCCTGTCGTTTACCATCCTCCGCAGCTTGTCCATGTCCACAAGTCTTGATGCGTGTCCTTTTACTTCGACAGCAGGGGCAAGACCCAACGTCTTGCGCTTTTTTGCGGCATATTCGGGAGTGCATTTGTCTTTGGTCACGTATATTACGGTACGGTGGTCTATGCGTAAGGGATATTTCCCCTTTTCCGTTTCTCTGTGCATCTCCGCGAGGCGTTCCACGTCCCCGTTGACCGTTGTGTCAATCTTCTTGTATTTGTCATCAATAGGGGCATGGAGCTTTTTCAGTCTGTCTACTTTTCTCATGATTTCAATATATTATTCCAATCTTGTGATACCATTTGTCCGCGTGGCTGAACCATCCAATCATGAACGGTTTGCCGAAGAGGGTTACTTTGTATAGTTTACTCATAATTCTATATGTAAATGATAAGTATTAATAATGGCAAACAAATAAATAGCCACAGTGATGATACTATCTATACACACAGCCCAACTGCCGAGGCGTTGAAATCTCGACAAAGACAAAGCCATTACCGCCAGGAATAAAACCCACTGGCTTGTCATTAGTCCAGCCATTAATGTTATCCATCCGAAAATATCCAAAATACTCATTAGAAGAAGCATAGGGTGCTCTTTTAAATATGCCTTTACCTTTTCCTTGGGAAGATGTCTATATTCGCATGTGCGGGAATATACTTTCTTACAGTTTAAGGCTTTCATAATTTCATATAAAGCCAAAAATCCTACAAATAAAAAGAATAGATGTTTCATTACTTACCTTATTTTAATTGCTTGATATTCATGAATAATTCGGCTTTTGTTCCGGATTCTGGCTATGCCTGCTAAAACGTCCCTGCCAGCATTCAAGAGGGACACGTTGCATAAAGTTATAACGCATCCCCAATTCCTCCCATTCTTCGCAATACTTCTCCAATATAACCGACATCTCGTCAAGCATACGGACATAGGCTTTATTGGCTTCAAGACCACGCTCTATAATCGGAATTGCCTTCTTCCATTCCTCATCAGTAAGCAGATTGAGGGACAAGGAAACACGGACAGCGGCTATAATTTCATCTGTAGTCCAAAAACCGTTGCCGTCCTTGACGAAATTATTGATTATTTCATCGTCAAAGTCTTTTTCCAGCCTGCTCTTGAATGCCGCAATGTTATGCTCTCTGAAGCCAGAACTGTATGTTGTGTAGATAAGCCTTCGTTCGTAATATTCTGTTTCCGGGTAGTCTTCAAGTCTTTTCCCTAATAATATTATCTCCATTGTATTTACCATTCCGTCTTTAACTAATATCTCTCCATCATCCCCATATTCATAGCAATCCGGGCAATAGTGCTTGTCATCCACTGGGTCGTAATACCATCCGCTTTCATTGGCAACTTCGGCAACGGTTTCCATATCCTCATGCCACATATCTTCATTGGCTAAATCCCCACATACATCACACTGGATGTTATGGAAATATTTCTTTACTCTCATGGCTATTGCTGTTTTATCAATTCCGGGCTGTCGTAAATATTGCCTGCATATCTAATCCCGAACATATCTATCATTTGTCCTATTGGCTTATTCCCAAGATTTTGAGACAGAACTTCTAATAGCACAAAAGAACCGATTTTATCACTATACACTACTTCACATAGTACACCAGCGCATTCAACCAAATCATGCTCATATATTTCTCTATCATTGTATTTAACTCCCGTGAACTGCCCAACGGTTTCAGCCCATACGTCGTAGCAGCAGACGTCTTCCGGGGAATATATCCTCGCCTTGTCCGTGAGGATAAGCCCGTTTTCGTCCCTTCCGGCAGTATAGAAAAAAGAGAGAAATCCATATACCCATTTTCCCGTATCAGTGCTTTTACCTCTGAATTTTATTTCACGCGTCATAATCACTTTTCCTATTCTTTAATTTGTTATACTCATCCTCAATACATTTATTGATTTTAGCGGCTTCCTCGTACCGTTCCTCATTAATCATTGCGCTTTTCAGCCATTCAAGTTGGTTTATATAAATGAATCGGTTACACTCTGAAACCATACGGGTGTATTCCCTTATCTCATTCAGCTTGTCCTCCATGCGTCTGTGCCATCTGCTTACCATGATTAGGACAAATCCTAATGCAATGGCATTGAATAAAGTGATGGAGATTTTAATTATCAGTTCCACGGTTTCCATAATTGTTACATACAAATTGTTTAAAAGGATAAAAACGATGATATGAACATCTCACAAATTTGTCGTTATACGCATCCAACGAAAACTTGCATTTAAGGCAGCGCTAATTCATTGTGCCTATCTTTAATCCTATATTATCCATAATAATTTTAATCAATCAGTTCAAATTCGTAAGCAAATACATAAGGGGTAGACTCCCACGTCCCTTTGCCGGAGACTTTATCTATGAGGAAATGATATGCATCCCTTGCACTGTCCGTGGCGTATGCCCAAGTATGTTTTTCACAAGGAACACGGTATCTTGGCGTTCCATCCGCATCGAACTTTTGCACAATACCTTCTTTCAAGCAATCTTCATCGGAAATGTCTTGAAGTTTTTCTATCTTGATATTGGTAATGCGGATATGGTGGGGCATAAGGTCAGCGCGGACAAACATTTTATTTTTCCAGCCGGGTGCGAATTTAGTTTTAGTATAAAATCCTATTCCGTCCCTATCATTAAGTGCAATTTCGGGATTCATCCCTAAACTTTCATAACTTTGCGCAATGGAAAGAACTTCACCAACCTTGTATTTTGGTAATATCTCGCCCATATCAAACTCTCTTTCATCTGCATCATACATACAAGGCCAATCAACAATCTTTTTATCAGAATGGCGTCTGTATATATTGAATCCGGCGACCCATTCTCCTTTAAAAGTTCTTGGACATTTGATTATTCTTCTCGTCATTGTCTTCCGACCATCCAATACGGCTTGGGTTAAGCTGTATTTATCATTAAACATTATTTTCTTAGCCATATCATATAAGTTTTAACGCTTCTTGTATTCCTGCTTCCAGTGCTTCCTCGTAGGTATCCCATTTACCACCATCATTCGGGCCTTTAGGCATACAAAGAACTTCCGTACCGTTATCAGCCTTACTTATTTCGTAAGAATAGCCGGATGCAGTGTTATATATGCAGATATGCAGGTCCTTGGTTTCACGCAGCCACCTTTGAGCCACCGATTGAGGTGGAACAGATAGGTATTTATAACAATTATGCAAAGTAGAAACATTTATAAGATATTTCCTTTGTGAAAACCCTTTCTCTTTCAGCATCTTTGCTGTCTCTAATGTTACTAGTTCTTCTGTCATAACTATATAAATAATGCGGTTATTGAAACAATAGTCATAATGAAAAATATCAATGCAAGACATTTCCATATTTTTGCAGTAGCCTCCAAACCGTGTTTCCGCTTGTCAAACTCGCTTAACGCATAATTCAAAGCCTCGTCTTTCAGTCCTTTAAACTTATCATTCAAAGCCTCGGTTATATCGTCTGCGATAACATGCTTCACCTTTTCTGACACGGATTCCGGATATCCTCTTTCCTCATAGTTCAATTCACTCAACAAGTCATGATGAAATATATAAGGTATTCCGTTCACTTCGTAGGAAAGTTTGATACCGCTTTCTTTGACGTATTTCAAGAACCTTTCCTCAGCAATCTCGTTTACCCTTTCCTGGTTAAATTCTGCCTTCTTCTTTATCTCGTTAAAATATTCCTCGTCAATAATTACACAGCTGTTTTCAAGCTTCATTACATGTGCTTTCATTCTTTTTCTTTAAAGTGTTCAATCAGTTCGTTCACGGTAGCCTTGTGGGCATGTGGTACGTCTGTTCCACAACACCACTGGTCACTATTGCAAAGAATAAAATCCCCTTTGTATTGGTAGCATCCGACCGCTTCCCATATGTTGTCATGGTCCAATACAAACCATTGATTCTTGTCTGTATCATCCCTTAATGCAGCGATAGCTAGGAAAAGTTCCTCGTTCGTTCCGCAATCAATAAATTTTCCACGTAAAGCACTGTATTTATCAAAAGGAATATCAAAAGCATTTGCAATCACATAATTAGGAGTATCAAATCCTTTCACTGGATATTGATAAGCCCATATTATACTACAATCATCTGTCCATTTAGGAGAGTTTTTGTAATACCCCAATTCTTCTAACTTCTCCCGAATATCTAATGTATTTTTACGTATAAAGCACGGTGTTGTAAATCCCATAGTTATTCTCCTTTCAGTTTATTAAAAAATCGCATCGGGAAATCCAAAGAGCCTGGTGAAACGTCTTTGAAAGATTCAGCATTATCATTCACTCCTATTGCATAAAAAAACTCCTGCGGATTATTTATTGCCAATTCATGGATCGCCTTCTCTCTATCTACCCTCCCCGCGTAAAGAATACCCGTGTATTCCAAAGAAATAGAGTCGTGCATATCTTTCAAATCTGATAGCTTTAATATTTTCCCTCTTTCCATTATTCAATCTCCTTTCAGTTTTTTTATCAGTGCATCTGCCACTCTCAAAGAACCTATTGCAATATCTTCATAGGTTTCACTATCATCGTTTATCCCTAAAGCGATACAATACCCTTGCATGGCAGCCTTTGCCAGTTCGTATCTACGCTGTTCCCAATCAACATCGCTACTGCGCAACTGAATTACTTCTAGATTTTGGTATGGTATTGTACATACACTTCCTTTTAGAAGAATATCCAATTTAGTCTTTTGCACATCGTCCCAGCATAAGACTTCTCCAATTTCTCCAGTTTCTATTATTCTTGCTTTCATTATTCCTCCTCTATTATTATACATTCTAACAATGCTCCTAAATATTTCAGACCAAGTTCGGAAACATAGTACCCGATTTGCTTTTCAATCTCAAACTCTCGCTTTTCTGCATATCCGATAGATACCAGTTCTTCCCAGTCTTTATCAGAGTTACTTACTACAAATCTATTACGATAAGCTTCATATCTATTCCTTTTTATTTTCTCACGGCTAAATCCGATAGCATGTTTCATCTTTTCTATTTGCCGTAATGACAATTTTATATCATTCATACCTTATTTAATCTCCTTTCTCTTTCATTCATTGTAACACATCTTTGTTCGCTTCAAGTATCTCGTCGAAAGAGGGGATAGGCATCCACCTTACAACATTGTCTACCTCTTCGGTATAAGCATTATCACTTTTCAACCATTTATTTTCGGATGAGAAATACGCTCTGAAAATCTCTCCATATTTATCCATTACAATACAATCATCTGATGTATCACAACCAGCCTTGTCCTTAACGCTTATCCACGGCGATTGCTTCGCCTGCCATTCGGCACCTGCAACAAATCCTGCATAATATGCTGGGAATGCACTTCCGCTGCTTCTACTTTCTGCGAAAGAATGGGCAGCTTCTTCCAATGTCTGTTTCATAATCAATGACTTTTAATTTTCTTGTATTTACCACACTTCTTGCAGAAGTAGTGACGTACGGTGTACCAACTGCTATCGCCCCAATCATCAACAACTTCTACTTTCCTTTCAAATAAGAATTCCCACTCATGGCAGCAGAACCATTTCTTTATTATAGCATCAATTAGGCGTTTCATAAACAATTGTTCTCCTTTACAATTCTACCATCATCTTTCAAGGTGTATATATCCCCTTTATACGCCAAAGCGCAACACCATTGGTGGGCATACTTCAAATACTGATGCAACTTGTATCTATATGGGTATTTCAGCATCTTTTTTCTTATTCTTCGTTTCATTTCCTTTTTGATTTAACCTTAATCGGATTACTCTTTGTCCCCGTACCGAACTACTCCAAACGGTAGCCATGTATCCGGAGCCAATACTTGAAGGCTTGGATGATTGTATTTTTCATACGCATTTCGATTTATCAATTTGTCCTATATGTTGTCTTTCAAATCCCTCTATCTGTGCATCAGTAAGGTTGTTCAGCCATTCATCAGCATACTTTCTGTACTTGGCATGATTGCATTTATTAAACTCCAATCTAAGCCATTCAAGGGTTATTTCCTTATTCATTTTATTCTTGTTATTTAATTCATTTTCCTTCTCTTGTTTCTCTCGCTCTGTACCTCTGCCATGTCGGTAGCAGCTCGTTTTGCGATGAACCACACCCTGTCTCTCCTGTGCGGCGCTCCGACGGCACAAGCCGGAATAACAACCGGTTGGACGGAATATCCTTCACGTTCAAGGTCGTTACACACTGTTTCGACGACATATTCCTGCCGATGCAATGTTCTTTCTCGGTTAACCTCTCCGAATAGAGTTTCTTCGCTTCCCAACGGAGTTTCACTGCCTGGCTGTACCATCGTGAGGATTCCAGCAACGTTTTCACCAACAACCCAATAGGGCTGAATCTCCCGTATCGCTCGTAGCATTTCCGGCCAGAGATAGCGGTCATCGTCCGCTCCCTTTCGCTGTCCGGCACAAGAGAAGGGCTGGCAGGGGAAACCTCCGGTGAGGACATTGATTTTCCCTTGCCATTCTCTAAAATCTGTTTTCGTGATGTCTTCATAACTTTTGCTGTTTGGAAACCAATAATCAAGTATCTTTCTCCCGAACGGGTTTATCTCGCAATGGAACACGTTTTTCCAGCCCATCATTTCAGCAGCTATTTCTGGACCGCCAATGCCGCTGAACAGAGAGCCATGTGTTAATCTTTCACTCATACTTCTGATTCTTTAGGTTTCCAATCAGACGGTAATTTTGCCCACTCGCGAAACTTGGCGTCGAAGTCGTCCATGTCCCTGAACATATCCATCTTCGATTTCTCTGTCTCTACGAGTGAGGAGAATTCCAGAAAGTACATGTCGGCGCTCTTGACAAAGCTGTTATGAAGCCTTTTCAAATTTCCGAGTAGTAACCCTTTGGCGTTCATCAGGTCTGCCGCTTCCTCCACCAGCATGTTGGCTTCACAGTTCAGTATGTGTGCGGCTGAAAGGAGGCTGTTCAATCTGTCTATGCTGCCATCAGCCTCGGCAGCTTTAATCAAATCTTTCTTTGGTTTCATTGTTTCTGCTTTTTCTTGCAAGTTCATCAATCATTCGCTGGTACTTCTTTGCCACCAACGGGCAAACGGGCAGCGCAGGCGCAGTGCGTTGTCACGCTGCCATTCCAATAATTCTATTTTCTTTTCAAGTTCTATGTCCATAAAATCATCTTTTGTTGAATTTGTCACATATCCTCCCATACCGGTTACATGCGCACACCCTATGGTCCTTGGCCTTGCATAGACAAGAGTTATCTACGAAATCTCTGGAGTATGAGCATTGGCGGCAGCGGACGGGTGCAGGTGGTATATCTTTTTTCTTTGCCATATCAGAATGGATTTTCATCTACCATTTCAGAAGTGGTGCTCCCAAAAACGGGAACCGAATCAAGATTATAAAACATCGTCGTAGAAGGATTAAACCCACATATGAATTTCATAATGCCAATATTACGTCCCTTAGCAATATCTATCATTGCGGTGTTTTTTGTACTTACATTGGAAAACTCCTCCGGATAGTTTTTCCCCTTGACTTCCGGGCGGTATATCAGCATAACCACATCGGCTGCTTCAGCTATCTGTCCGCTATCCCGTAACCTTGCAAGGGAAGGTACCGGGTTGTCCTTGTCCCTATTGAGCTGGGAAAGGGCGATAATCCAAATATCCAAATCCTTGGCCAAGTTCTTCAAACGCCTTGCCACGTCACCCATCTGCTGCTCCTTGTTGGCCCCCTTCATGTTGACATTGAGGATTTGCAGATAATCCACTATCGCGCCATCAATATCATGCTTCAGTTTCATGTACCGGATAGACGAAATGATGGTGTCTATGTTTGATGTGCTTCTATCGTCAAAGTATATGCCTTTACCGATTATATTTCCGATTCCTTTGTCAATAGCTTGTATCTGTGAATCGGTAAGCCTTGAATACATGATTTGATTGGATGATACTCCACTTTCCATAGAGAGAATACGAGCCGCAATTTGCTCTTTTTTCATCTCCATCGAATACATGGCTATCTTTGCATCCGAAATGCTCGCATTTCGCATCATAGACACAGCAAGGCTCGTTTTCCCTTGTGAGGTTTCACCTGCGACAATTATCAAATCAGACTTCTGCAATCCTCCGGATTTGGAATCTATCTTCTCAAATCCCGTCGGAGTTCCAGTAAGCGGCTTACTGCCGGATAGGTTTTCGTTAATCATTTTGTACACATTTTCAATCCCTTCATTTATCGAAGAAATTGTAGTACTGCTTGATTTGAACAACGAAGCCATGTCGTCATTGACCTTTTTTGCGACATCTTCAATGTCTTCGGCTTCCGTATATGAGTTGGATACAAGGTACTGCCCAATGGAGTAGAATGCCCTTCGTATACGCAAGTCATGGAGTCTCGAGGCGTATTGATACAAATCGAAAGTATGGCAGGATACAATCTTCATGTATTCAACTATGTCAAATTTCACTCCGTTCTCTTCCAGCTTACTCTTGACGAAAATAAGGTCAGCCCTATTTCCCGATGATACAACTTGAAGTATCGCCTTGTATATTTCCGCATGGAAATGGTTATAGAAGCACTCTTCTGAAAGAATGTCCCTTACTTGCTCTATCGCGTCACGTTCTGCAATGATAGTGCCGAGAACAATTTTCTCTGCTTCCTCGTCACGTAATTGTATATTAACTTCCATTTTGATATTCGAATTGTTTTAAGACGGCATAATACAAAACATCCCATTTAGAACGTATGTCTGACCTGCCTTCAATTGTGCGCAATGCGCTTTTAAACATCTCATTCCCGTATTTGCCCCGTAGTAGCAAGAACTCTTCCTCGGTAGGCAGCCGCATATTTGAAAAACAATACGGAGCTTGCCTCTTGATGTACGACAAGAATTGGTAGTACCCTTTCTTGTCCTCTTTGACAGACAACAATAACTGTTCGTTCGCTGCCTTATACATGTCCGTTTTGGATTTCCCGAGTTCAATATCCAGCCACCTGACAAAATGAGCCATGCTGTCTTTAGGGCTTTTACGGATTTCTCCCTCATTTTGAAGTTTTTCAAAGAATTTTTTGAGATATTCTTGGAAATATTGCAGGGTAAAGTCCGGATGTCCGGCAGACCTCTTGTTCATTACGACAGTCTCTATCCATGAATTATTGGCGGATAATTCCTCATAACATTCTTTCAGAGGCTTGTCTGATATTTCCGGGAGAAAAGCATCTACTTTATCTCCGTAAGGAGATTCATTAACATTATCATTATCATTATCATTAACAGTTAGATTTGTTGCAACTTGATAACATTTGTTAGATTTGCTATCATTTGTTAGATTTGTTGCAACTTGATAACATTTGTTATTCATTGCTTTTTTTCCTGCTTCGCTTCGTTTTGCCACAATATCATTGTACTTGCAGGTATTGTAATCTATTTCTTTTTTAATGAAGGAGAATGCCATTTTAGCCATTGGTTTCAGCTCCAAAATTGTCCCCGACGCAACATACTCAATAATTGCATCGTACACTTCAAGTCTGACCTCCGATGGGTAACCTAATAGTATCTCTTGCCATTCAACATTAAAAATGAAAGATTTCTTTTTTGCTTTTTCTGCCATTTTCTTTACTGCTGTAATTGTTGGAAATAGATAAATGTTTTCTTTCCATATACAAATGCAAAATGTTTATCTCTCCGCTTCTTGGGCATTTCGGTATATGCTCTATCTCTTTGGCAACTTCTTTGATTGAAGGAACTTTAAAACTATCTTTTATCATGCATCTTTCAAATTGTCTATTATTTTATAATTCAACTTCCTCAATTACAAATTCTATTCTTGGATTGAGTTTGTCAACCAATTTGCGCGCGTGGATTTCCACACACTGGCGGTCGTTCTTTATGGCTTTGCATCCTTGCAGGCAGTCAAGTAAAATTTTGAAAGCGTTGTCAAGGTCGGGACGCAAGTTTTCGTGATACACGTCCACATTTATCTTAAAGAACCCTTTGATGTTTTTGTCTCTAAGTCCGCACTGTACATAAAAAGTCTTTTCATACTCTTTAAGAACCCTCTGCTTTGCCAAAGAACCATGACCGGATAATGTGACAATCTTGTAACAATTGGATTTACTTGGTATCTTGCCTCTTATTATCTGTTTGTCATATATCATATATGCTTTATTTTAAGTTCAATATTCACCGGCTTGTCTATCATCGTGGAGAAAGCGTCAAGCAGCTTCTCCTTGATTGCCTTCAAAGGCTTTGTCAGTATATGGCTCTCGACTATTTCGAGAGGTATCTTCCTGCCGCTATACGTGATTAGGGACATGGAAGTTATGATGTAAGGCTTCATATTTGCAATATTATGTTCTATTAAAAGCCCCGAAGCGTATTCTCCAGGGCACAACCATTATTTATTAACCCATGCCATTTATGTGTGGCTCACATTTATGAGGGGCGTAGGGGAATCGAACCCACCAAACCATAATTGGGCAGTGCCAGCAATCATGATTAACTTGCCGATTGAAGCTTCATAAATCAACAAGCCCTTACAATGTATATTGTGCACTTATCCATAATAAGGAACACAGCCAGTGCTTACGCCCCATATTCGCCCTCCCTATCTTCACAGACCGAGCAGGCAGGTTGAACAAAAAGTTTAGTCGAAATTGAAATTATCTTCACCGTCCGGCATTTCTTCCGGCATATCGTTGCCGAAGTCCATCGGAATGAACCAGTCTGAAATAAACTCTTCCATTATATCAAGTCGATTATCTTTGTTTTAACAATGGCATCCAATCTCATGTCTGACAAACCTTGTGCAAGGTGTTGCTCCATCAAAGTGTTTGCCTCCTTTACATCTTTCGCACAAACCAGATTATAGTATTTCAACTCTTTCTCCTTACCGTTCTCATCAAGCTGGGTATCTACAATGGTAGCCTTGAAAAACGGTTTGTCTTCTGTCTTTTCATTGACTATCTCAATAATATTTGAACGTGATATGGAGAAAACATCGCATTCCATATTGTCGGATGCGTACTGTTCAAGACCTTTGGCTTCCGCTTCTGCAAACAGTTCACAGTCTGTAATGAAGTGTTCTTTTACTTCCTTTTCTTCTCCTTTGTCATTGGTCTTGTTGACCTTCAGCTTTAGTTCGTAGTACATTATTGTTCTGTTTTAAAATTTGTCTTTTGATTTTCTTGTTAAGCTTCCCTACAAAACGTCCGTGCTTCTCCGTCGTTCCATCGGGCAGGCATTCCTTGTAGGAGTAAAGCAGCTTTTGCAGGAGAAGCGCTTCTTGTTTTGTCAGAGTGAGTTTCATTGAATTAATTAAACCTTATAAATTAAAAAGGAAGTTGGTCGTCATCTTCAATCTGTTCATTCGGAGCTTCCACGGAAGCAACCGCATTGCTTGAACCCTGAAACTTGGAAGGCTTAAGACCGCCGATATAAATTTTCCCCTTTGCCTCCGATTCTGATTTGTGTGCTTCTTGATATTCTTTTGATAATGATTGCTTGCAGTAATGAGTTTCACCGTATTTACTCGGCTCCCTACGCTCATTAATATTAATGCCAAGATAGACGGCTTTCGCTTTTAGGTCATCGCCGATGCTTACGTACAAATCGTTTTCTTCTATCGGGATAACGATACACTTCTTATTTCTGATTGTTGCTATGCCTGCCTTTTCAAGCTTCAGCAAATCTATGCTTCCGGTTAAATTCATTTCTTTTTAAGTATTTGATTAATAATTTCATTTGCAGCCGTTATACGCTTCTCAAATTCGGCTATTACAGCTTCATCCCTTGTTATCTCTACAATGTGAATGTTATGCTTCAAGAAAGGGCAGAAAACGACAAAATCAGCCTTGTCCAATCCCGTACACGCCATTTCCGATTGCACTTGGTAAAAATATTTAGGATTAACAGCTTTCAGAGTTTCGTTATCCTTAACCTCTGCCATGTATTCCATGAATGTTTTCGGCAGTGGAACCTTTATTTCTACTACCTTTCTTAACCCGTATTTAACTGCTATACGGTCTGGAGAAGCGGAAAAGTGAGAAATTGTCGGGTGCTGAATGCTTTCACACTCTTCAAGTTTGCACTCTGTAACAAGCTGGTAACGTTCTGCCGCAAAGTCCTCATTATCGTGTCCGAACTCTATAAACTTGTTGTTGATGCTTACTTGCTGTTGGTATATATCAAACAGATAATCGTCATCGATGTATTTCTGCAACAAATCTCTCTCTGCGCACACTTCATATATATAGGAAAGGGCTGTCTTCCCGAACATTTCCCCTTTCTTTCCGCTAGTCATAAGGTCTCCGATGCGACTACCCGTTATTTTACCCAACCGTTGCTTTAACCATTCACTTGAGCCTTGTTCTATCATTGAGCCTCTTGATTAAAAAGTTCTCCGGTGCTTTCATCCACAACTTCCGCTTCTTGCAATGCTTCTTTCATGGCATTACGTTTAGCGTCTGCATTGTCCGGGTTGTCATCGTATGATATTTCCGCTTCATCAATATCCTTTTCAACCAAATTGTCCTTTATTACGGCTTGGTCGAAAGTCTGTGCACGTTGCATATCAATGCTTAGAATACCGTATTTGGAGATAAGCATTTTTAAAACAGTTTTCTTGCTCATTGAATCGAAGTCCGTAGCCCAAAGACCACCGCCTCTTTTATAGGTCTGAGAGAATTTTTTCCCATGCTTTTCACACTCTTCGCGGCTCATGTACATGTATTTTTCGAAGCCGTTTGTGAGGGAGAAGTAGGCCATATAACCAACAATCTTATCAGATACCTTTTCGCCAAATATGTATTCTCCGGTAAAACGATTCTCGTTCTTTATTTCTCCCTCGTAGACTTCGGTAACGTTTATTGTCTTGTATTGACCGCTACGCATGGCCAATTGAATCATACCTTTATATCCCATCTGGAACTGTGCGGAATTACCATAAGGAATAATGTAGGCGAATCCCAGATTTGGATTAATAGGCAAATCCAATGTAGCTGCGATGACTGCGGCATTCATGACCGATTGCGGCTCTGCTCTTTGAAGCAGGGCATTGCTGTTTGCTACTGAGAGAATGGAACTTATGAATCCTGGGGCTTTTGCACCAAGTATTTCCCTAAAGTGTGCTTTTACGCTGTCATTGCTGAGCATTGATTTCAATGCTGGAAGAGTTGTACTCATAATAATATAAATTAAATAATTGGTTTGTGGGATATACGGGACTTGAACGCCGTGACCTGTGCATGAACCTTTAAATAATACCATGACAAAACTACAAATACCAATACCATGCACCGCTCTGCCTCTGAGCTAATATCCCGGATGGCCGCCCGTCTTCGCAGATTGAACGGCACGAACAAATACTAACATTATTTTCTAAGCGCAATCACTCATTGTAAGTGATGTATATCCCAAGGCACGAAAGGGATGCCATCAGGGAGAACATGAATGCAGGGAACACTTGCCCCACATTGGTTACGGCTACCGACCTTACCAGCAATACTATTGCATACAATAGGCAAAAGGTGAATAATACCGTATAGCAATTTATCTTTCTCATGTTATTCTTTCTCTAAATGCTTCCTATATTCTGCCAGAATGTATTCTTTATCATCTTCATTCAAATCATAGGCCTTAGCCATGAACTTTATTGCCATGTCCTCGTTATGGTCGGAAAGGGGATAATAGTCTGTGGCAAATTTGTAAGCAAGCCGGTTCAATCTATCAAATTTCCCTCTGACCTCCTCTACTCGTTCGCATATTTCTGAAACAATTTCCGAAGATTCTCTTAGAAGGGCATCGTATTCCTTTTGGTCCTTTCTAGCCTGCTCTTTCATCACTTTGTTTTGTGTGGCAAAGCCGGAAATTTTGTTATATAGTTCATTTGTGTACACAAAATTTAAATTGACAGAAAAATCTGGGCTACTGGAATAGGTGTATTTCTCTTTTTTAACAAGATACTTGTAATCACTTCCCATTTTATTCCAATCATATTCAACTTTATGAAGAGTTTTTGCATTTAATAATGCTTCTGAAACCGCATTAGCCTCTTCTATGTCTAGAAAAGCGAATCCTTCAAGAAATGGAATGATATAAACTTTCAAATCCGCAGGCTCAATCTCAAACAATTCGGGAACTTTCGGCTTATCCATAATTTTAATACCTTTCTCCATCATGCGGAACTTAATCATCTTCTGTACATCTTCCTCCGTCAACGCAAGAATTTCTTGCTCGGTCATTTCTGTAATTTTCTTCATGTTATATTGTTTTTAATTGATGTTCCTAAAAAAGAGTCCGGTCTATTTTCTCAAACCGACCGGACAAAACCTAAACTCTAACTTCAATCATTCATGCTCCCGTGGGCGTTCCGGTGGTAGCCTTACTGCCCTCCAACATCTATGGAGGACCACGGGATAATTACATAATTACTTCAATTTTCTGATTATATCACCGCCATAAGAATCTTGAGTCAACTCTATAAACTCATGTACGGTGTAAGCATCCTTATCAATGTCTATACCCTTATTGATACAGAATGCCAACCTTCCTTGCTTGCACGAACCGGTCAACACATGATGCCAATGGAACAATTCTTTAGCCGATACCTTTTTAGTAAAGTCTGGAAAATGCTTTTTAAAAGCTTCTAGTCTTTCCTCCTCGGTTGAATCGTCATACAATTTTTCTTGAAGTGAAGCAAAGGCCTCATGCAATGTCTCTCCATGAGAGAATTTCCCATTCTCTTTGGCAACAAATGTTTCAGTCAATGTAAAGTCACCGTTCAGTATATATCCTTTAGCTACATTGTCATGAATATGCTTGATAATTGTAGGAATACCATCGATGATATATACATTGTCCCCATTGAATGTTTTAATTCCATAGCCAGAGCCATAGCCATAGCCATCGCCATCGCCATCGCCATCGCCATCGCCAGAGCCATAGCCATAGCC